GAGTCGAGAAGTCGAAAGGCTCACAGATGAACAAGGTTTGTTCTTTTCAGAACTGTTGGATTTGTTCCTAGCGCACGTTCAGGCGAATCGTGATGATCGGACGGTTGGTAAGTATCGACAGCAATTGCTTCGCTACGAAAAAATAGTCGGTGATTATCGGATTCGGCTTCACACCTCTCAGCTGACAGACAAGTTTGTCCTGGCTCTTCGTAAGGCTGGACTCAATGATCACAGTTGTAATTCTTATCTTCGAGCAGTTCGAGCGATTCTTAACTGGTCTTGGGAGCAAGGCCAAATTCCGGCAGCAATCAAAGTCAAAAGCGTTCGCTCGTCCAAACCTTTGCCTGCTGTATTTTCTGCTCAACAACTAGAAGATTTGCGGCAACATTTAGAGCAAGGCTGGCAGGAAACCAGACGAAGACGGTTTCTGGTGCTGCTTCGGGCTTGGTGGTTTTTGCGCTATACCGGAATGCGTGGTGGTGAGCTGCTTGCGCTGAAATGGGAGAATGTTTATCCTGACCGAATTGAACTGCGCTCAAGTCGAGAATGGAAAATCAAAGGTCGTAGAGATTCGGTTTTGCCGATTGCGGTAAACCTTCAGGAGTTTATTCAGGCGCAGGATATTCAAGGCGAGAAATACGTTTTGGATGATGGCAGAGGTAAACCGCTTTATTCAAGCCTTGGGGATTTGACCAAGAGTATGCGAAAGGCTTTGCAGAAGGTAGGCATTGAAAACGCAAAACCGCTGCACTCGTTTCGTTCTACGGTTGCGACTGAGTTGCTTTCTGGTGAGTCTTCAAATCCGGTTCAGGTGCAAAAGCTGTTGCGTCATCAGTCGATTCAAACAACCATGTCTTATTTAAATAGTGACCACTTGCAGCAAGTGGACTTGGTAAATAAGTTGGGAACTGGCGGAAACACTGGCAAGAAAAAATTGAAAGAATCCAGCAAGCCCAGTATTCGTCTAGCCTATAGCCGAAAGAACTAAGGTGACTGTTAATCATTGGGTCGCTGGTTCGAGTCCAGCTTGGGGAGCCACCTTCAGAGGAATCGTGACACCTCCGGTAAGTGGCGGTTATGACTATCCGCCAGTGATTGCCTCTTTCAGCTTCTTTGCCTTCCTGACTTTTCGATAAATTCCTACTCCAGCCGCTGCCATCGGTAAGCCTGCTGCTGTTAAAATTAACTCTACGCCACCAGATTCAATAACAGAATTAAATATTTCTAAAAAACCTTCCATTTAATAACTCCATATCATCAAATCTTCTCTGTCATCTAAATGTAGAAATCTTTGGCTACCTGTGAAACTGAATCCGTATCCGCCAAAAAGATTCATCTGAATGGCAATCTGAAGAAGTCGCGCACCGTCTGCATTCCAAACCGCTAAATCAGCGGCTCTTCCAAGACTATGATAACCCGTACTTTTGGGTTTCCCGTCTTTCCATTTTGCTTTTTCAACTGGGTGATCTAGTGAGCGATAGGCTGAAGTTAGTCTGATGGGTTTGCCGTAGTGCTGACGTAGAGTTTCCAGCTTTGTAAGAAAAGAACTCGACATAGAGCATTCACCTGTGAATTTACACTTCAGCTCGTCCCTCGAAAAATGTTCAGAATGATCAACGTAAGTCATCAGGTTTCTCGTTCAGGATAATCAATACACTCTTGACTGTACATTTCGCCAAACGCTTCTCTTTGGGGTAACGGCATTAGCTGAAGGTCTACATAACGGTGATTTTCGCGGTAATGGTCAATGACACAACTACAAAGTTGAATTGCCGATTGCATGGCGAGATTGCTGCTCATACCTTGCATTTGATAAGTTGGCGCAAGTCGCAAGGAACACTGATAAGCCCAACTGACTAAGTGCAAAGTTTTATACTCGACAGGCAAAGCAAAAGCTGACGTTGAAAGCAGCAAAGCCCAACCTGTGAGAATCGGTTTCATTTTTTAAAGTTATCCATTTTTTGACTTAGCTCACTGATGGCAACCGTCATGTTTGTCAACGTTGTGTTCAGCTTTTCATGCACTGCCAAAAGCTGCTGAGACTGAGCGGCTTGGAGGTTGGCAAGTTTTTCTGTGGTGGCCTGTTGAAGTTGTGAATTTTCACGCAAAAGCTCACTGACGCGGATATCGCTTTCAGAGTCCTTGGTAAGCCATATGTTCCGCTCCTTTTCAAAACCTCGGAGAAGAAAAATAATCAACCATCCTGAAAAGGTTAAGGAAGCCATGCCAAAACCTAAATCTTGGACTAATTGAATCATGGAGTTGGGTTCTGCTGGCATATACTCGGCCTTGGTTAATCGTTAGGAGGTGTGGGCCAGGTTATGCCCGTTAGGTTCCCGTTTGAATCAAGTGATGGAGTTTGGGTTGTGATGTCCCTAAGACTTTGTCTGTACGTCTGCCAGTCCGTTTGATTAGAGCCTGGGTAGTCGGACACCATTCGCCAATCTGATTCCTGGAGAAGTTGGTTGCGTTGGATACGGAGTTTACGTAGTGGTTCTGCTGCTTCCAACTCGGCTTTTTTGGTTAAAACATCATTAAAGGTAAACGCTAGTGTTGAACCGTCCAATAACTGCACTCCTAGCAAATCGGCATCAGATGTACCATCGATTCGCACACCCGAACTAGGATGATGAATTTTTACTAATTCCAGAATTGCATTATTATGAGTTATCATTTGTATTCTACCCAAGTAAAAAAAGTTTCTTCCGATGTGCCATTGCCTATAACGGTAAAACTACTGTCAGCATGAGCAGTTGCATTCGCTACTATTATGTTATTAGTAATAACTGATGTTCCGGTTGTCGTCAAAAGTGGCCCCATAATAGAATATTGCTGCCTAAGTTGAATGCCGGTAGCCGAATAATCAAAAGCACCAAAACCGTAAAGTTCATTATTTAACATCGTAATGTCTGTAATGTCGCTGCCAGTGAACTGCTGCTGGAGTTTTTTCCGTGCATTGTTGCTAGTTGAATATAAGGCATAAATGATAATAGTTAGAATCCCTTGAACTTTTGATCCTGAAAATAAGGGAGTGTATGTCGGAGAAAATACAGTTGTGTCTGCTGTAGAATTAGCGACTTCTGTATCGGAACTCTTAGCTACCTGAGTAATATTACGCACTGTTAGCCCAGATGCCATAGCGACATCCCCTCCTATCGTTCCAGCTGTTACCGTTCCCAGATTGTTTCCTGTTCCTGCAAACGTAGCGTTTCCGCTGGAGTCAATCGTAATTCCTGAAACGCCCGTTCCGCTATTATCCCCTTGAAGGGTGAGGCTAGCGTCAGCAGTGACGGGCCGAACCGTGTCAACTTTAATTGTACTCATAACACTTCGCTGATTGAAAAGTTAAGATTTCGATAAGTTCCGGTTGGAGTTGCATAAGCATCCGTTGGAATCGTGATTCCTCCGAAAACTGCTTGTAAGTCCCTTTCCGTTGTCATCGACTCAGTTATTTGAATCGGCACAGGTTCGCCTCTTTTGGCAGCCGCAATGCCGATTAAGTCATCCGCTTGAGCTTGCGTATAAATGCCTTGAGCGTTGATGGTTTGAGCGATCCCTCTTTTGTTGACTTGACGGAAGCCAGAAATTCCGGTTCTGACTGTGCTAAAGTCTTCGAAGTTTCGGCTTAAACTTTGAGGATTCGCAAAATCTGTTGAATTGCCAACTCGCAGAATTCCAAGGCTGATTGGTGGTGCTAATTCTTCAACGGTAAAGCTTGCTCCAGGTCTATTTCCACTGAGTCTTACCGCTCCATCCGTAGTCCCGTCACCGACAATCGAAACAACAGTATAATTTGTTCCACTGAGTTTAATAACGGTATTCGGAAAAACATACCCGTGTTCAATCAGATTGACGCGAACGTTGCTTGCGTCTCGAAAATTTCCTGTTGCCGTGTCAAAAGCATTGCACTGCCAATCATCAATCGCGTTCCCGTCTAACTGCTGATTCATGAATTTTCCAGCAGTTGTCGTTCTGTCTGTGTTTAGCGTCAAATCCAGCGTTGAAGAAAACGATAATCCAGAAATATAAATGGGTTTTCTGCGTTTTGAGAGGTTGACGCCCCAAGGCTTGAATTCAAACCGATTTTCTAATTGAGCTGCTGAGAAGTTGACGGCAGCGCCACCATCCAATGAATAAGAACCACTGACGAAATGCCATCCGTCCAGAAAGAATGAATCGCTTGCACCGGAAACGTTAACGCGAATCGTTACGCTTGCGCTCGTTGAAGAAAAGCGCTCTTGCGGTTGGTTTGTTTCAATATTCGATAGAGCAAACCCACTGGCTGCGCTTCCACTGGTAAGGCTCGAACTCGAGTAAGTCGATTCAGTTAAAATCTTCATATCGACAGAGGTGTCAAAGTGGAATCGCCTGAAAAAGTGGTGGTTTCATTGACGAAATCCCAAGCTCGCTTGCGAACGATCATGTTTCCAGTAATTCCCAAGGTTTTGTTGTTAACGTCGATTCTTTCGCCTGCCTGAACGTCCAAGTTGATTCCGTCAATGGTTACGCTCAACCTTGGCTTGTTTTTTACGGTAATAATATCGGTTAGAACTTCAGCCGCGACTTCGATTGAAGGTGAAAACGTCCGTATTGTGTCATCCCTTCCAGTATCAATATTTGCGACTCTCACGGCTCTTTCAACCTTGAGTAACTTATAAGGGTTTGCGCCCAAACCTGAACCAACTGCGGTGTTGTAACTATTGGAAGAAAGCAAACCTGAGAG